CGGGCCGACGGCGAGAGCCGGCTGGTGAGGATCGTGACCTGCCAGTATCGGACGCAAGTCGGCGATGACGGCAGCGGCCAAGACCCAGGCACGCAATCCCCTGACGTCAGGCCGGCGAACTTCTCGACGAGTACAAGTTTGTACGAGATGCCGGCGTATCTATGGTTGCGTAACGGCCAGTGGGGGCCGGCGGTGAACCCAGTAGGCGACCGGCTCGACGGCGTCACGAAATTCGAGCCGATCACGACGATCCGCGTCACGCAATTCAGCGGTACGCCTGGCACGATTCATTCGGCCTACTGCGGCTACGTCAACAGCGAGACGATGAGCCTTGGCGGCTATATGTCTTGCGCGCCGCGCACCGTCATGTTCCGAGGCGTCGAGGCAACGCCGCACGTTGAATCGTTCGGCAACATGGTCTACCGCGGCTTTATGAATTCGTATGAGTTCGCGTACAGGGCGAACCGCAGCGAGGCGCCGGGGGCGTCAGGCGACTATGGGTGGGATTTGGCGATTCCCGTGACGGGGTTCAATTGCAGGGCATTCAACCCAGCGCAGCCGGGCAACGACAAAGACCCGTATGCCATCCCGCTAAAATACGAGAGTTACAAGATCGTGCAGCCTCTGGCACTGCCGGCCGGCGTTCAGGCGGGCGAAAAGGTGAGGGCGATGGTGCGAATCACGAACCATGCCGAGGATTCGATCTCGCAAAACCAGTCAGCCCAGCCCGTCCCCCTGAACGAAGACGGCACGCCGCGATCTGAGAACGCCAACCCGAAAGTTCTCATCTGGCGCGTCACGACGCAGACACCGATCAACCTGACATCGCTCCTCCAACTCCGGCTGACCTAATGGCCCAAGGCTTCCTCATCGGCGAAACCCTGCTCGGGCAGATCAAGGACACGGTCAAACGTGTCCAGGGGGAGCCTATGGTTGGGAATATTAGCCGCATTGAGACGCGGTTCGAGGGCGGGCCGGCGGCTGCTGCGGGCAAGACCTTCCGCGTCGCCACCTTCACAGGCGCGTGGGCGATCGGCGGCACGAAGACAGTGACGTTTCGCGGCGTGACGAGCACGCCGAATACGGTGGCGGCGGTGAATCTGTTTTGCGGACTGAACCCGACCGGCTCTTGCGACGTGTCGATCGCAAAGGAAGGCACGGCGTGGTATGTCGTGCAGCCAAACGTCACGCAGTTGCCTGGCTATTCATCAGGCGGCACGCAAGTCATGGTCATAGTGTCTGGCAATCTTCGATTCATCGGGACGACGGAGTGCTGATATGACGATTGCAACGAAAAACGGACCGCTCATCGTCAAGGACGGCAAGCTCGCGGAGAACTGCGGGTGTTGCAATACGAAATACTATTGCTGCGAGAATAAACAGCAGTTCTGCCAAATATCGTCAGTTTCGGCCAGCGTAGAAGCATCCAACTGGGTATATAAGGCTCAAACATTTTCGACCGGATCTGTGCGGTTCGCAAACCTTGGAATTCCTTGCGCATCTCAATTTTTTACATACGCCATAAATGGCAATGACGCAAGCGGTTCGCACTCGCTCTCACTAAGCCCAGGAACAGACGATTGGTTTGGTTTCGTAAACTGCGGATGCTGGATTTACTTTAGATTTCTGGCCCCCGTTTTTTATGTGGGCTACGGATTAAAATCGCGAGTTCAACTCAACTCGTTTGCCGAGCCATCCGAGATAGCTTGCTCTCCAGCGCCAACCAGAAACTCGCCGTTCCAGTGTTCGGCAACACTTGGGTGCAACAGCAGCACTATTGTTGTTCCGTGCACAATTGCAGTTCCAGTCATTACTTATAGTAGCGATTGCGAAAAAGATCGCCGCGTCGAAGTGACTGAGACTGGAAGCCGACTTATAACTGTTACTTTTTCGCTGACATACGCATAGTTATGCCTTGCAGACAAACCGCCACGCCAACAGCAGGCGAATTAGCAGTCGGTGCGTTTACTACAGAAGCCGACTGCCTCAACGCCTGCAAAGAGGGCGCGTGCTGTGAAGGCACGACGTGCAGCGTCAAGCCGCAGTGTCAGTGCCAAGGGGCGGGGAAGGTGTTTCAAGGCGTGGGGACGACGTGTAGTTCTAATCCGTGCAACCCACTCCCATGATCTCCTGCCACCGCTCGCACCTTGAATCCCGGTGCCGCGAGCGTGGCTACGCGCTCGAAGAGGTGATGTCCTGCGTCGTCTCGCAAGACGGCGACCAGTGGACGATTGACGTTGATCACCCGGCGTACCCGCGGCATCCAAAGCCGGGCGTTGAGTCACCGCAGCCAGCGCTCGCATCACCAACGCACGGCCCCGGCACCGAACTATCCAAACTCCTAAAGCGCTTCGGCATTGAGCCAACGCCAACCTGCGCCTGTCGAGCCAAGGCGGCACAGATGGACGCCTGGGGGCCAGACGAATGCAGCCGGCCGGAGCGGATCGAGGAGGTAGTCGCCGTCATGCGCGAGGAGGCCAAGGCACGCGGCCTGCCCTTCCTTGACGCGGCTGGCAGGATGCTCGTGAAGCGGGCGATTGCCAACGCCCGTGCTAACAAAAACCTCGCCTTGACCGATAAGGCTACATAGCCACAATATCCCCATGCCGGAAGACCACCACTTCACGCTGGCCGGGGTCAAGTGGCTCCTGCGATTCACACGCCTCCGCGGCAACGCCGCCGGCTGGGCCTACCTGCCGGACACGAAGAATCCCAAGCTCGAGCGGAAGATTCTCATCGACGAGAAACTCTCCAACCGCCCCCGCCTCGAAACCATTGTCCACGAGTGCCTTCACGCCCTCTACCCCACGGTGAGCGAGGAGCACATCACGGAATCCGCCCGCGACCTTTCGAGGGTTCTTTGGACCCTTGGCTATAGGGAGAAAGAGTAATGCCGAAACTCTCGACCGTTGACTTCGTGCTCGAGCGGGCCAACGCCGTGATGGGCAAGCAATACAAGCGGTCATGGTTCTCGAAGCTGCCGCCGGATGCGCAGAAAAGACTTAGCGAGATCAAAGCGGCGTACACGGACGGGAAGTTCGCGGGGGTGTCCTACTCGGCACTCTGCCAGGCGATCACGGACTTGCTGAAGGAGCAGAAATGGCCCGTGCCAGGAAACCAAGACACGATCCTTCGCTGGCTTCGTTCGAGCGGCACCTAGACGTCGCCCGCGATGCCAGCAACTCGCGGCTGCGGGACGAACTGGCGAGCCTGAAGAAGAAGTACGACAGCGCGCTCAAGCAACTGGACGCCGAGAAGGCGGCCGTCGCGAATTTGGCGGCCTTGGCGAACGTCAAGCCGAAGAAGATCAGTCGCTCACGGCCGGCCGGCAAGCGGCCAGAGGCCACTGCGGTCTTGGTGTGCAGCGACTGGCACGTTGAAGAGCGAGTGGACCCTGCCACCAACGTGCCTGGGAACGAATACACGCTTGAAATCGCCGACCGCCGGATCAAGCAGCTCGTCCAGAAGGCCGCGATGCTGATCGAGCATGAGAAGTCGCTCACGGGGATTCGCCGGATCGTCGTAGCGGCCCTCGGCGACTTCATCACGGGCCATATCCACGAAGACCTCGTGGAGATCGCCCAACTAGCCCCGCTGGCGGCGACCCGCTGGGCCGGCGAGCGGCTTGGTGGCGTCATCGACGCGATGCAGGAAATCGCCCCTGTGCTCGTGGTGACAGCCTGCGGGAATCACGGCAGGGTCGGTAAGCCCAGGATGGCAACTGAGCAGGAGCATTCGTTTGAGCAGCATCTGTATCTGACGATGGCTGCGGCCGAACGGCGGCCGAACGTGCAGTGGCAGGTGGGGGCAGGATACCTCAACATCGCTGACCTCGACGGTTTTCTCGTCCGCTTCCATCATGGTCACTCAATTTTTTTCGGCGGCGGCGTCGGTGGCCTGACAATCCCAGCCAACAAAGCCATCGCGAACTGGAACATCTCCCGCCGCGTCCACCTCGACGTTTTTGGGCACTGGCACTGCTTCAGTTGGCTGCCGTACCGGTTCGTCGCGAACGGGTGCTTGATCGGCCACAACGCATTCGCCGACCGCATCAAGGCCGAATTTCAGCCACCAAGCCAGTCGCTGATCATCGTCGATCACGAACACAACCGCGTCACGAAAGTCCTGCCGATCTTCCTCAAATGACACACGACGAAATCCAGCGCGCTTGGCTACTGGTGAACAAATACGGCCCGCCGAATTCGTGGACGGCAGCCAACGGCACCCTCGCCGCGGCACTCGGCCGGGCGCTGGAGGAGATCGAGCGGCTCAAATACCGGGTCGCCATGATGGAAAACAACCCGCCCCCGGCGTGGCTTGGGGGGCGCGACTAGATGCTCATTGGCGTGTGCGGTGCGGCGGGCAGCGGCAAGGACACGGTCGCTGACATTCTTGGGTTCGAGCGGGTGGCGTTCGCCGATCCGCTGTACGAGATGGTGTCGATCGTCACCGGCCTGACGCCCGACGAGATGCGCGACCGCGAGACGAAGGAGGCGACGATCGACTGGCTCGGCCACTCGCCCAGGCAGCTTCTCCAGACCCTTGGAACGGAGTGGGGGCGGGACACGATTAGCCAGACGATCTGGGTCGACGCGGCCATGCGGCGGGTGCGGCGGCTGCTCGACGAGGGCCGCGACGTCGTCGTGACCGACGTTCGATTCGACAACGAGGCGGCGGCCATCAAGGCGGCCGGCGGCCAAGTCTGGCAGATCGTCCGCGGGGAGGGGTGCGTCCGAGGTGTTTCAATGCGTCACGCCAGCGAGGCCGGCGTGGCAGCGACTCTCGTTGATCGAGTGATCGGGAACTGGTCTACCATCGAGAAACTGCGGCAGACGGTCGCGGCGAATGTCCTCTCTGGGGGCACCGGAAAGGCTACAATACAACAATAGCCATGGATGGTCACAGATGACGGCAGATGAACTGAAGCAGGGCGTGCTTGACTCCATGCTGCGGATCGCGGAACGCTTCGGCGTCCCGGTGGTCTTGCTGGGCGTCATCATCTGGCTCGGCCGCGAGGCGGCGATCACGCTGCACGGGTCGTTGGTAAAGCCGGTGGTCGAGAGTCACGTTCAGTTCCTTGAGGCGACGAGCGAGACGCTCAAGGAAATCAGTTCCGTCCAGACAAAGCAAGCGGCGACCCTCGAGGAGCTGGCTCACGGGCAGCGGGAGCTGCGGGAGCAGGTCAAAACAGTCAAGGTGCGGGCGGTCGAGACACCTCCGCAGAACTAGGGGTTTCGATGGCCTACGACCAGACGCCTGGCAACCTGCCGATCTCGTTCGTGCGCGGCGACACAATGTCGGCGCTGGTCGATTTCAGCATCGACCTCACGGGCTACTCGTTCACTGGCTCCCTAGTCTCGGTGGTCACGGGGTCTGAGGTCGTGCCGCTGACCGTCGCGGTCGTTTCGGCTGGTAACGGGCAGGTTAACGTGTCGCTAACGGCCCAGCAGACCGCCGCGCTGGCTCGCGGCACGTACCAGTGGAAGTTCGTCTGGACGCAGGGGCTCGCGGTTCGCACCGCCCTGACTGGATTTGTGGAGGCTCTCTAAATGCCACCGATCAACGCGAACGTAACGAATCAGCAGATCACGGCCTCGGTCGGCGAGACGCAGATCGACGTTTCGGTGAGCGGTGGCGTCGGCCCTACGGGCGCGGCTGGCGCGGCCGCGTCGGTGCAGGTTGGCACCGTGACCACGGGTGCGCCGGGATCGTCGGCGAGCGTCGTCAACGCAGGCACCGGCTCGGCGGCGGTGCTGAACTTCACGATCCCCGCCGGGGCCACGGGCGCGACGGGAAACACCGGCCCGCAAGGCGAGCGCGGCGAGCAAGGGATTCAAGGAATCCAAGGCGTCGCCGGCATCCAGGGACCAGCGGGTCCGGCCGGGGCTGCTGGAGCGCAAGGACCAAAGGGCGACACGGGCGATAGCGGCGTGGCTGCCGCGACTGCTCCAGTCACCTATGACTCAGGCACGAAGAGGGTCGCCCTGTCGATCGGCACGGGGCTGACGACTTCGAGCGGCTCGCTCGCACTGGCTCCCCATGGTTTGTCCCACTCTGTCAGCGGATCTGACCCAATTAGCGCAGCATCAATTGGGGCGGTATTGGCAAGTGACGCCCGGCTCACTAATGCCCGTGTCCCTCTTAGTCATGCCAGTTCGCACGGGTCTTCAGGAACCGATCCCATCACACCCGCCGCCATCGGTGCCGCAGCCGCCTCTCACGAGCATGGCGCAGCGGCGATCACGAGCGGCACGCTGGATATTGCGAGAATCCCGACCGGCCAGACTTCGACCACCGTCCCGCTGGGGAACGATGCCAGATTTACGGACGCGAGGACGCCGCTCGCACACAATCATAGTTCATCTGAAATCTCAGACTTTGCCGCTGCCGTCGCGGCCGCCTCGCCAGAGGAGTTGGTGGAATACGCGACCGCCGCCACATTTCCGGCGACGGGCAACGCCAGCCTGCTCTACATCGCAACCGATAGCGCGAGGGCGTACCGTTGGGTGGGCAGCCAATACGCTGAGATCGGCGCAACGTCTATCAGCGTGGCCGCCAACCAAACGATCACGCTCACGGGCGACGTGACCGGCAGCGGCACCGGATCGTTCGCTGCAACGCTTGCAAACAGCGGAGTCAGCGCTGGAACGTACCGCTCTGTGACTGTGGACGCCAAGGGCCGCGTGACGGCGGGCACGAACCCGCCCGGCGGCGTCTCGCTCGGCTTGGTACTCGCTTTATCGTAGGGACATCATGGCAAATCCGAATCTTGCATCCGCTGCGAACGTCTACGTCAACAATGCCTTCGTCCGTCTGGACAACACGACCGAGACGCTGGTGGTCAGCAACGCCGCCAACAGCGGCAAGGCGTTTCTCATCGACTCGATCATCGTGGCGAACGTGGATGGCACGAACGCCTGCGACATCACAATCAATCTCTACGCTGCGGCGACGAACACCGGTACGGCGACAAAGTTGGTTCATACCGTCACGGTTCCGGCTGACGCGACGCTGATTGCGGTCGGCAAAGATTCCGGCATCTGCCTCACTGAGGCTGAGAGCATTTACGCAGTGGCGAGTGCGGGCGGTGACCTCCATGTGACGGCCTATTGGAAGGAGCTATCGTGAACGTAGGCGACCACTGCTACCGCGACCGTGACGGCGTGGCTCACGCCTCGCTGCCGTTTCGCGTCCGTCTGACCGATCATTCGACGCGCACCGACCCGTCGCAGTGGTTCGAGGATGAGGCAGTGCGCGAGGAGACCGGCTGGACGGCCTCGACGGTGACGGCCGACGATCTGCCGCCGCAGGAGGTCGTGGAATGACGCGTCCTCGCGGCGGACTCATCACCGGCACACTGCCGACTTGGACAACGACTGCGACCAGCGGCATTTTTGCTGTCCGCGAGGCGCAGCAGATGCGCACCTCTGCCCAGTGGCCTCGCGGCCCCGCTGCCCCGACCGGCCTGACGGCAACGGCAGGCAACACTCAACTCTCGCTGAGTTGGACTGCACCAACGACAACGCACGGCACTATTACCAACTACCTAGTGGAATACACAGCGTCAGGCGGCAGTGCCGCGTATGTGCTGACGGGCAGCACCAGCACCAGTTACACGCTTACCGGATTGACGAACGGCACTGCGTACACAGTGCGCGTGGCGGCGGTGAACTTTACGGCTGGGGATTACAGCTCGACGGCTACGGGGACGCCGATTGCAGTAGCCCTAACCGTGTCACCAACAACGATTATTGGTGCCAATTTTGGAAATCCTCAATTTACTTTCACTGGCGATGGCACGTCCGGTAGTAAACTGAGCACAGGAGGATCGTACAGACAGGCCCGCTTCGCCATAGGAACGATTGACAACCACTCCTTTACTTGCGGAGTAAGCGGAACTCTGTTTTTTGAATGGGCCACAGAAGACGACGGCGACGGAGGAGAGGCGTTTTTTAACATGACCGGATACACAAAAAACGGATCGGCATCCGCAAGTTTCGCGGGCAGCCAAACCAACACCAGCGGCTTTAGCAAGCGCGGAATTGCCGTGACAAGCGGTGATGTAATTGTGTGGACGACAGCAGCCGGCGTTGCCATTTACGCATACACTCCTTTTCGCGCGTGGATCCAATGACCCTCTACTACGCCCTCACCGACGAAACGCTCTGGCTCCTGTTCTGCCAGGTGATGCAGACCTTGTGCCTGTGCTACCTCGTGTGGAGGCACCCGTAGACTAGGGAAAAACACATGCCATTCTCATTCCCAGCCTCACCGACGCCCGGCCAGCAAAGCACGCAAAACGGGCGTGTCTACTCATGGAACGCCAGCGTCTCCGCGTGGGAGTTGGTCGCGGCAGGTTCGATCACCCCCGCCGACATCGGTGCCGCAGCCGCCTCTCATACACATAGCGCAGACGCGATTACGCTCGGCACCGTCGCGGCGGCGAGGCTGCCCGTCGTCCTTGAGCAGACGCAAGCGGTGGGCAACAGCGGCACATCGACCACGCTGGCCCTGACCACCGGCTCCGTGCAGACGGTGACGCTCTCGGGTAACTGCACGTTCACGATGCCCAGCCCGACCGCTGGGGCTTCGATCACGCTGATCCTTACGCAGAGCGGCACATTCACCGCGACGTTTACGGGCGTCCTTTGGGCGGGAGGCACCGCGCCGACGATCACGGCCACTGCGAACAAGGTTGACGTTCTGGTGTTCGTCAGCAACGGGACAAGTTGGTTTGGCACAGCGGCGCAAAACTTCTAATGCTCTCCGCAAAGGTCGGCTACTTCCGAGCGACGGCCCACCCAGAGGCGGCGGATTGGCGCGACCGGGTGATTGCCAACGGCGGCACCGTATCGGCTTCGACGTTCGCGGCTGTCGAAACATTCTGCCGCAGCATCGACGCGGCGGGGCTGCGATCCCTCCTGTGGCGCGTAAGCCCAATGGCAGGCGGGAATCTGTCGGCAGCCCTGGTGCCGCTCTACCGAAGCAACGTCGCATTGGGATTGCAGGGCAACGCCACTGACACGAATTCAAACTTCGTCAGCACCGACTACGCGGAAGGCTCGGGACTGATCGGCAACGGAAGCAGCAAGGCGCTGAATACGGGCCTGCCGACCAACTTCCGCAACGGTCGCCATATCGGCATGGTGCCGTACACGCTCGGGACTACTGCGTTTCGGTACTACATGGGCGTGCGAAACGGCGGCACGCCTGCAAACGGCTACCTCTATACCATTTTTTCTGACAGCCCAACGGCCAACGTGGGGTGTTACGCTTACGCAGACGATGCAGCGGCAGTTGGCGGATCGACTGGCGGCGCTGCTGTTGCGCGCCGGTTGGTGTTGGCGAATAATGTGCTAGGAACCGGCGGAACGTCTGCGATGTATTCAAACGGCGTGGCGTTTTCCAATGTCGGGGCAGGCTTCAACACGACAGCCACGACGCCAATCGGCATCTTTGCCGTTCGTCAAGCGGCTGGCACATTCGGCCTTCACAGCAACGCCCGCCTGTCTGGCTACACCATCGGCGCAAACATGACCGCCTCCGAAGTCGCGTCGTATAACGCGATCTGGACAACGCTCCTCACGGCATTGGGGAGATCGTAATGTGGCTTGACGCCTCGCAGCATCTGGACGAACTGGAAACGCTCAACGCGGCCCATGACGACCGGCAGATTCAGCCGGTGGCAGGCACCGGCGGCACGATGCTCGTCGGAGCCGATCTGCTCACCGACTGCGGCGAAGGGTGCTACTGGCACGGCTACTGCGACTGGCTGGAGAAACTGCCGCCGACTGATGCGGTGCCGCTGCCGCCGGAAGACGACGAGTGGCGCTAGGCCCACAAGAAACAGCAATTCGCGAAAGGCGAAAGTGCGCTCTTCACCTTAGCGCGTGCATGTGCGCTCTTGCACCAGAGTGGCGTCGGAATGGCATTGCGCGGCTAGGCGACGCTGGTAGAATTGCCGCCACAGAACGCCAGCGATCAGCGGCTCGTCCGCTGACGAAACTACAACCGCAGACGGCATCGCGAGTCCGCTGCATCGCGTGGTTCTGTGAGCGTAGAGAAACGGAGGAACGAGATGGAATACGAAACGGTTCCGCTTCAGCAACTGCTGCGAGAGATTGCGGGCAGGACTGCGAGCGAGGAGGACGCGGACGCGATTCGGCTCGCGGCTGACACGCTGGACGAGCAGGAACGCATTCACGGCGAGATCGTTGACATCAACTACTCTGACGAGATCGGAACCTACTACGGGCTGATTCAGTGTCCGAAGTGCGAACAAGAGGTAGCGGTTCGCCCGATGGAAAATCGGCCGAAGTGCCGGTGCGGTGTCGAATGGGACTTCGATGTTTCGGCAGTTGGGACGAAGTGGTAGCCACAGAACGCCAGCGATCAGCGGCATCGAATACAGGAGCGACCATGACAGACGAGGTAGATGAGATGTCCGCTGCATCGCGTGGTTCGATTGCGTACCGAGAGACCGTTGAGGATGTGCGATTCAAAGAAAGCGGTGCTCCCGGAGAACTGCGAGTGTCTGAGGCTGGCACGCATGACGACGACGACAACTGGGAATGCGTTGACCTCGACTTCCTGTGGATAAACGCATGCTGCGACCCAAAGAAGCACGCCGGAGACGAGGTGATGTTGAGCCGCGAGCAAGTGGCGAAACTAGCTGCCACACTGACGCGATGGGTGGAAGCCGGCATTCTTTCAGACGCAAGCGGTGACGCCGAGTAGCCATCGAACGCTGAAGCTGAGCGGCGGCCCCTGGCCGTCCGCTCCAGCGCCTGGTTCGCCGACGCCCCCAGGAGCCCGCCCGGGGCCTCAGATTCTCACGATGCCAACTGTCCGACAGGGGCCGGAACCCCCGATTTTCCCCGGAAAACCCCGGAAAAAGATTTTTTCTGGATTGGGGCTTGCCTTCCGTCCGACGTTAGGTATACTTAGGGCATGACGCGGCAACGAGCCGCAAGCCACGAAACGGGAGACTGAAAAATGGTCAAGGCAGGCGACAAGGTGAGCAACAAGAAGCTGTCAGGAGAGTTCTGGGCAAACTCCAACACGTTTACCGGGTTCTTTGCGATCAAGGCCAGCGGCGGATATCAATTGATTCGGTTCACCGAATGGACTGGAGACGACGGTACGCGGTACTTCACCGACACAGTTGCGGACGCCTCCGCGGTTCTTCCGGCCCGCAACTTCCGTCGGTTCGTGACGCACCAGACCGGCGCGACGGTTTACTACGGCTTCCTTCCGGCAGCGTGAACGCAATGACCGACCGCCTCACCTTCCGCCTCGGCCCGCTCGCGGGGCCGCTGGCGGCTTACTGCGAGAAGCACGGCACCACGCCAAGCGATGCGATCCGGCTTGCGCTGTCGCGTCTGCTGCGGGTTGAGGCACCGGAAATGACGCCCGGAAACCCGAACATCGGCGTGCAAGCAGCGGCCGGGGCGAAGGCACGGTGGAAGAAACGAAGGGGCCGCAAGTAGTCGGCGAACGCCAGCGATCAGCGGCCCGCGACCGCTGACAAAACTACAACCAGACGGCGGATCGCGGGTCCGCTGCATCGCGTGGTTATGCAAAATGGTATCCATCAAAAAGACGTTTCGCGTTTCGAGGGACTGGGCAAGAAGGCACAGTTCGGCGTTGCTTTCAAGCATTGGGACGTACGGGAGATACGTCCGGGGGTCGGCGATGATTGTTGCGATGGACGCAGCAGCGAACGAAGACGGCTCATGGACGATCAGCGTTCAACTTCATTCGCCATGCAGGCCGACGCTTCGCATCGCGGGACGCCGCAAGGCTATCGACACCCACCAAAGGGCAGACATTCGCAAGATTCTGAAGATGCTGACGGTGGCTCACAACAAGGCCGCGAGCGCGGCATAACGCCAGCGATCAGCGGCCCGCGACCGCTGACGAAACTACAACAAGACGGCGGCATCGCGGGTCCGCTGCATCGCGTGGTTCGGAGGTGAAAGGTGAAGGATAAGAAAACTGTGTCGCGGGCGAGGATGAAAGCGGTGATTGAGGCTGCGAAGAAGCGATCATTTGGCGACAGCCTCGTCAGCCAGTACGCGCTCTATGTGATTAC